AAGAGCTATGGCAAATTTATTTGGACCTGAATCAAAATTATTTGGCAAACAATCGAAAGCCGAAGGAGGCGGCCAAGGTGCCGGAGACAATTATCACGGACTAAGACCTGGAGATATTCCACCGTGGTCACAAAGATTTGAATACGACGCAGGAAGAGAGGTTCTTGCACCAGACGGAAATTACTACAGATGTCTTGTAGATCATACAGCTTCAGAAGACTTTAATGCTGATATAGCTAATTGGGAGTTATTTGGAGGTGCAGGAATTGATACTAATGATCAACTTTTAACAAGAGTAGGAGACAACCTTGTTTTATCAGGAGGTAGTAGTGGAGGTGTTCCAATTCCAGATTCAGCTGTCGATATGAATGACTTTGCATATCTATGGGATATTTGTGGACTTCCTATATCAGACATTCAACTAACAGATACTCTTGTTTTTTGTAGATGGAATGGATCTTCTTATGATAAATATAATGTTCTTGCATCTGCTTTCTTTGCAGTAGAGAATCTTGAAGTTACTTTAAACGAAGGAAACTTTACTGGTGCTCATGATATTATAATGAGTACAGAAGTGTCAGGAAACAGAAAGATCTGGACAAACAATGCAACATCAAACAATAGATTCTTCATAGATTTTGAAGATGGGGGTGCTGGTTCCGATGGAATAGCTATTCTTAGATTAGGTGCTGGAATTGTAAATAGTGGAGGATATGCATTCTTCCAAGAAGGCCTGGCATCAATTGGATACACTCAACCAGGAGAAGGTCCTGATAGTCACTTCATAACTTTAGATGACGTTGGATATAAAAGGTTTAAGTTTGAATCAAATGGTGGAACATCTTATATCGACATAGATAGTTCTGTTCAATTAAGATTTGAGCAAGATGGATTCTTTGGAACCCTGGATCCAACAAGCCTAACAGGAAATCAATTCTGGACCCTTCCTGATCAGACAGGAACATTTGCACTACTTTCTGATATTGTAGCATCATCATTACAAGATGTTCTAGCTGTTGGATATGTAACTGGACCAAATCCAATTCATATTTCTGGAGGTCAAAATTTATCTTTCCTGGATAATTTTTCAACTGTAAAAGGATACTTTAAACAAGCAAATGTAATATCAGATGCAACTGCATTTAGAAATACAGATGGCTTGATCATCGGTAAATTCGCAGATGACGGAGTAAATGAATTTGGTGTTAAGCTTCTTCCAAACGGAGGGGTTTACCTAACTCCTAGCGGAGGAGATGTTCCATTATTAAGATTTGGAAATGATACGTGGGCTGGAAGAATTGATATTGTTCCAGCAACTCAAACCGCAGTTCATACAGCAACATTGCAAGATGCGTCTGGAACAATTGCTTTTCTTTCTGATATATCGACTTACGAAACAGGTCAAACATACACTGAAACAAACGTAACAACTGATCGTGCATATGATGCAAACTCTACATCACTAGATGAGCTTGCAGACGTTGTTGGTACTTTGCTTTCAGACCTAAGATCTGTTAATATTATTTTATAATGAACTTACATAAAATTTATTAAAATGGGAAGATTTGGTAATATAGATAGCAATGCGGAGTTTCCGACAAAAAACAATCTGTCAGCAACTGTAAATCCAGCTGTTGGAGATGACAATACATCAGGATACGAAGAAGGATCAGTTTGGGTTAATACAACACTAAACAAAGTATTTCTTTGTGCTGACTCCGGAACAGGTGCAGCTGTATGGAAAGAAGTTTCTTCTGGTGGAGCAAGCACAAATGCATACAATATTTCATCTACACAATGGGAAAAAACTTCACCTGCAACTGTTTTATTAACAGGAGCAACTGCAAATGGACTTACGTTTTTTAGAGATGACTTATACGCTTCTGAATTAACTTTAGGAGGTGTAACAGGAACAGGTTATGTAACAGCTAATGGAGTTGCAACTACAACAACAGGTAGTGGTACAGGAATGACGGTCGATATTGTAGCAGATGGTGGTGGAGATGTTACTTCAGTAACAATAAATAATCCAGGTTTTGGATATACTTTAAATGATGTTATTACTATTGTACAAGGTGGTGGAGCATCTGATGATGAAACTGCAACTGTAACAGATTTAGCAAGTGATAAGGTAAACCCTGTTGTAGAATCTGCAACTTTAGATGGAGTTGTTGGTACAGGTTATGTTACTGCAAACAATGTTCCTACAACAGGTGGTACAGGAGTAGGTTTGACATTTGACATAGTTGCAGTAGGTGGGGATATCACTTCAATTACAATAAACGATAAAGGTAATAATTATACAGAAGGAGATGTAGTTACAATAGTTCAAGGAGGAGGTGCTTCAGATAATGAGACAGCAACTTTAACAATGTATTCTGCTGGTACTACACCTTATGATGAGTACAATATTGCTTACGGACTTTCAATACAGTTAACTCAAACTGTTGGGGGTACTGCTAATGTTTCTTTTGACGGAGGGGTTACTAATTATTTAGTGACTTTTAACACTGATGAGTTTACAACTGCTAGTGATTTTGTTGCAACACACGAAGCGGCATTAAACGCATTAAATATTAGGCTTTTTGCTTTAGGAAGTGGTGCTGATGGTAGATTAAGATTTTGTTCTTCAAGAGCTAATTTAATAAATATGACTATTACTAATTTGACGGGAGATTTAAGTGGTAATATAGTACAAGAGTTTACGGGTGGAAGTACACCTGTGCCTGACCACTTATTAATACCGTATACAGGTAAACCTTATTTTGATACAAGAATACAACATTATATCAGAGTAAACTTTAATGTAAATACGGGAGCAGTTAAATATGCAAACTTACAACTTCGTAGATATGAAGATGACAGTGTAATTGGTTCTGCTATACCTGTTCAAAGATATGATAGTACAAGTGGTATAACAGGGCAACAGCACGTTTTTGTAACCTATACAGCATCTGCTAATGATCCTTTTGTTTTAGGCGGTTTTTATTTTGCATTAGAAAATGTATCAAACGCAGATTGGACGATTGAAGGTGCAGTAGGTATTTTGGTGCAAAATGTTTTTGAAAAAGAAATTAGTTTTTAAAAATAGTGTAACCAATAAATAATAATAAGATGAAAGTTTTACAGAACAAAGAAACAACGCTAAAGAATCCAGACGGAGAAACAAATGCAGTTTATGCAGATCTTATTGCGGTAGCATTAAATGCTGTTCCTCAAGGAGGTATATCTCCATCTGAAATGAGGAAAAGATTGAGAATCATGAAAGCAGTAGAAGCTGCTCCAAATACTAATGACCTAATTAAGTTTGAAGATAATGACGCAGACAACTTAAAAGGGTATGTTAAAGCAAGTAGATGGGGAGTGATTCATGAAGACATCTTGGTTTTCCAAGATGATGTTGAAGGTATGAAAAGTGAATAAGATGAAAACAATAAATTTCATTCTTAAAGAATTTGGTACGCTACTAGTGGCATTTTTGGCTGTTGCTTTAGCGTTACCATGGTTCTGGATATGGGACATTATCCCGGTAGGACTATTTCCATTAGGAATAGTCTATACTTTCTCAAAACCTTTTTATGATTATAGAAAAAGAAGTTGGCCAGAAAGATTGAAAAGAATCGGTAGATGGTGTCTTAATGTGTTATATCAATGTTGGGTAGTAATAAGAAGAGGTTTCTTATTTGTTGGATTTTTGATTGATTTGCTAGGAAATGTTTTGATTGGCGAATTAATAGAAGATCTAGTTACATCAGAAGAATGTACATATTTTGGAGAGGGCGATATTACAATAAGTGCTGCTTTAGGTGATCTTAAAAAGAGGGGAAAACTAAATAAAACTGGGATACTAATATCTAATGTTTTAAGTAGGTTGGACTTTAAACATGAAGATCATTGTATTGCAGCTTACGAGTTGTATATATTTAAGAAAAACCAAAAATGATACTTGCCGCTTTGAACGAAATGCAAATAGGATTGGATGTTTTAATTGGGGCCGGATCAGGAATCCTTGGTGCTATGGGAGCATACTATAAATTAAAAGCACGTCTTGATTTACAAGAAGCTAAAAATGAGGAACAGGAAAAAGAGCTTCAAGATGTTCGAGAACGTAAAAAAGAAATGAATACCGCATTACACAAACGTATTGACGATCAAAACAATGTTATTCAAGACATTCAAAAAGAAATGAGCACTGGACATAGCAAACTAGAAACAGCTATTGCTCAAATGGAACTTAGGATAGTTGAAAAAATTACAGCCGCAATAGATAAGTTAAAATGAATAAGATCTGGAAATATCTTGGTAGTATAGTTAAGTCTGATTCTCCAGACTCATCTAAAAGATTTTTAGCTCTTTTGACTTTTGCTTTAGTTATATATGTGGTTATTAGATTTACTGGTTCTAAAAATTATGTAACAGTGCTTGAAATACTTTTGGGGTTTGTTTGTGTTATGCTTGGTGTTGCCGTTTGGCAAGACATAAGAAAAACTAGAATAGACAAAGAGAAAAATGAGGGTAGCAATTAGCATATCGATTTTGCTTATTGTTTTCTTTGGATCTACTTCTTGTGATCCAATTAAAAGACATCAACGATTAGTTGACAGGTTTCCCTATGTCCATGAGCAAGACACACTCTACATTACTGATTCAGTTTATGTTCCAAAGGTAGAGCATGATACTGTTACTCACATCAGAGAACTTCTTGATACAATACATGTAAACCACGACAGATTAGAAGTAAAAGTATATAGAGTTAGAGATTCTGTTTACATTGAAGGTCAATGTAGAGATACGGTTATGGTTGAAGAAAGAGTAGTTCCTGTACGATATTTTGAAAAGACACCAGAATGGATGTCGTCAGTAAAATGGATATTAATTGCATTGTTTATTTTAGCAGTGCTTTACTTTGTATTACAATTTAGAAAACAGAGATAAAATGTCAGAACACACAGCAGTTAGAAAATATACAGACAGAGATCTTCTTGAAGGATCTATGCTTGTAGAAGGATTTAAAGGATTTCCTAAAGGTCGATTCATCATTGGAGTAAGATCCCAAGAGGATACTTCAAATGTATATGATGATAAGTTTTATGAATATGAAAACATTGGAGAAGAATTTACTATGGATACTAGTAAAATGCTTTTCATTCGGGTATTAACCGGTACGACAAATCCAGGAATAAAAATCCTTAAAGGAGGTTTTAAGTCTTTCAATCCAAAAGGAGCAGCTGTATTAAAGTCAAATATGTGGTATTACAATGTTTGGAAGTATGGAATGCACAGAGGAAGAATGCCTGCTCTTCGTCAGAGAGGTGCAGAGGTTATTGTTTATCGTGATGGCGACATGGATGGTAAATCAGAAGAATTAGGAGAACCAATATCTGGTTGGTATGGAATCAACTATCATATGAACACTTATGATTTTTCTGATGCAAATCTAGACAAAACAATTTGGACAATTGGAGGTTGGAGTGCTGGATGCCAGGTCACAAATGAAAGAGAAGAATATCTTGATCAAATGGAATGGTATGAAGATGCATTAAACAGTGGTAAGCAAAAATTTGTTACTTACTGTTTATTGAGAGAGTTTTAGAAACAAGAAGAAAGATCTATTGATCGTTCTTTGCTTATTGGCGTTATTATGTTGGTGAATACAGAATACTTTTCACCAGTAATAATGGATGGCATTACTAATGCTAATCCACTTTCTTATGAATATCGTGAGTGGTGGATGGAGCAAAAAAGAAGATGCATAGAGGGTTATGAAGTCGGAGGAATTTATATCCCTGGCGATTATTACTGGTACTTAAACTTTTGGAAGATTCGTGGTAAGGATAAAACTACAGGAAGGAAAACATTAATACCTCCTAGATTTATCGACATGGATCTTGAGTATTTCTTAGCTGTAGAAAAAGCAAGAAGTGCAGGAAAACATTTGTGTGTTGTAAAAGCTCGTCAGAAAGGATTTTCTGAAAAGCATGCTGCACTAATGGGTAAAGAATTCACATTCTTTCCTCACTCTCAAACAATTATTACTGCTGGAGAAGAAAAGTATTCTAATGCAACTATGAGGATGTGTGTCCGTGGTCTAAACTCTTTAAAAGAAACTGAGTTTTACAAAAGAAGACAGCCAGACACTCTTGAGTATATCCAAGCTAGATATAAAGTTATTGAAGGAGGTGTTCCATATTGGAAAGGGATACATAGTGAAATCTATAACATTACATCTAAAAACAATCCGCAAGCAACTATCGGTAAGTCTCCTTCATTGATAATCTTTGAAGAGGCCGGTAAGTTCCCAGGACTAATTGATTCATTCAAGTATATTCAACCAGCACTCGAAGCAGAGGGTGGTGAAAAGACAGGATTTGCAATTATTGTTGGTACTGGTGGAGACATGGAAAAGGGTGCTGCCGAACTTGAGCAAATGTTCTATTTTCCAGAGGCCTATGATATGATGGCCTTTGAGAATGAATACGAAGAGGATGGAGGAGAAGATAAGGTCGGATACTTCTGTCCTGCTTGGAAATTCAAGATGGTTGACAAGGAAGGGAACTCATTAAAACAAGAGAGCCTTGATTTTATCAATGAAAAAAGAGAAGCAGCAAGAAAGTCTAAAAAGGTAGATGACTTTGTAAACACGATTACACAGGATCCGATTGTTCCGAGTGAAGCATTTATGAGGACCGGTGGTAATATGTTTAATCAAGCTTTACTTAATCAGCAGTTTGCTAGACTAAGAAACAATAAAGCACTTTTAAACTTACCAGACAGAGGAAGACTTGAATGGATTAAAAATGAACTTGGTAAAATCATTGATGTCAGATTTGTTCATGATGAAAATGGAAGCTTGCTAATAATGGAGCATCCGGAAAAAGATCAGAACGATGAAGTGTTCTTAAACTTATATGTCGCAGGAACAGATTCTTACGACAAAGATGAAGCACAGACATCAGACTCAAAAGGATCTTGTTCTATGTATAAGATGTTTAAAGATGTAGATTCAACTTCAAATATGTTTGTTGCTAGATACACAGACAGACCAGCCACAGCTGAAAAGTTTTACGAAGAAACTGCAAAACTATGTATGTACTATCGAGCACCAAATCTAATCGAGTGGTCAAATATCGCTATCTTTAACTGGTATAAGAATAATGGATTTGAAGGATACTTAAAATTAAGACCGGCCATTGCTTATGCAAACGTAAAAGATAGTAAAGTAAACAACAAGTATGGTGTGGATCCAGGAACAAAGAATGAATGGCTTGTAATGTATAGAGATTACATTGAAGATTATTCTGAAGTTATGTATGATTCATACCAAGTTGAAAGAGCAATTAAATTTAGAAATGAAAAAGGATACAACTGTGACATCACAATATCTTCTTCTTTAGCTATTTGCCATGCAAAAGATAACGTCAATATTAAGATCAATAAAGATCAATATAAAACGCAAAAAGAAGAGTTTTTTCATTTTAAAAGTAGTGGAGGAAAACTAATGCAAAATTTTTAAAAAAATGCCGTTACCGAATCAAAATATACCTGAAAGTTCCAAGAACAAAGAATGGATGAAACGATGCGTAAGTGCAATTGTAAAAATGTCATTTACCAGCAAGATCAGTAAGGCAAAAGATAAGTTCTGCTATGACATGTATAATGGTATTCAAAATGACCAAGACTTTGATTATCTAAGAAAAGTTGGCGACTATGAATACCCTGCAAAGATTAGATTCGTTCCATTACTTCGCCCAAAATTTGACAGGTTAAGAGCAGAAGAAACTAAAAGACCTTTCAACTGGAGAGTCTTTAGTATCGATAGTAATTCTGTTAACGACAAGAATCAAAAGAAATTTGAGAAGATTGTTTCAATAATGTCTCAAAAGAAAATGCAAGTTTCTTTAGCTTACAAGCAAGCTTTAGAAAACTTGGATATGATTCAGCAACAAATAAACCAAGCAAGACAACAAGCCGCAGAAGAGGGAGGGCAAGTTCCACCAGAATTGGAAATGCAATTAAAAGCTGCTGAGAATCAATTGACAATGGGTAGATATGTTATATCCCATGAAAATTTGATTAATGAAGATGAGCTAAAAGATATTGAGCTTTACTTCAAATATAAGTTCAAGGACTTCTTAGAGATTATGGCTGAGAAAGGATTGAAATATCTAATAGCCACTCAAAATCTAAGAGATCTCTTTAATCTTGGATTTGAAGATAAACTGATAGTTGATAAAGAATACTATTTTGCTGATTGGGAAGAGAGTGATCAGTCAGAAGATCCTGTTATCAGAAAAGTAAATCCAATGGGATTCTATTATGCTGGTGATAGCCAAGTTGATTGGGTTGGTGATTCTGAGTGGTGTATGGAAGAAAGATTTATGAGTATAAATCAAATCATCGATGAGTTTGGTGATAAGATGAGCTTTCAAGATATCGAGAAGCTAAAAAGTAGATCTTCTTATATAAACACTCAAACTGGATATGGCTATGGATATTATGGATATAACTATTCAGTTAACGGAGGTGAGTATGGAAATAATAATGTTGATGGTTGCGGACCCGATACTCTTTATGCTGGTTCTGAAGACTACGCTAATGTTATCCGTGTTGCTCGCTGCTATTGGCAATCACCTACAAAACTAAGAGCTAAAAAATCTCCAAACCCACACAGAGAAGGAAGTTATTTTACTCATATGATGTCTGAGTCTGAATCTG